TCTCTCCATCTCCACAACAGCCTTGGTAATCTGCTGATTGTCAAGGTTGTTTTTATTACTACACGTAAAAATACACGTAAAAGGCGTTTTTTTATAGGATTTTTGATGTCTTAATTCTCCATCGTGACAAATATAACGTTTTTCCTTCTCAACTCCCAATTATGATCAATAACATATTTTATGGATACAGCTTGGCTACCATGTATATTATTCGCTATATTTGCGGGACAGGTGCGTAACTTAAAGTTACGAAAATATGTTTTCAAATATTTTTGAGCTCAAATCCATTCGTGAGCAAAAGTACAGACTCTCTGAGCGTGAATCGGAGATCGCTAAACCTGTGTTAACTGACTTGGGTATGATCGATACCCTATATGAGTGGTTCAAGGAGATAGCCCTCGGAGGAAAGCCAATCCCTAAAGGGAATGTACCGCAAAGGAAAAAATTCATATTCATAATATTATATCTTTATTCCCCTATGACCTTGGCTGGCGGTAAGATGAAGGCTGGGTTGAGGGAAAAACTAGGGAACGTGCTAGGGATTAAGGAGAAGACAGTCGTTTCCAACAATATCAATGGCATAGTTTTTTCTTATCAATTGTATAAGTACTTTAGGCAAGATATAGAGCGTATTTTCTCTGAGATATCGATTCGGCTGGGTAAGACCAAATAAATTTTGTGGTTTTTTAGGGGTAATTCGTGACATTCTACCTGTTGTCACGAATTGCCCTTTCTTTATTTATGACCATAAATATCGATGACATAACTTTGGTCTTGATCTTTATTCAAGGCAAAGACATGAAATTGACAATCAAGCAAGAGAAGTTCTGTAATTATTACTTGGAATCAGGCAATGCTTCCGAGGCGTATAGGCGTGCTTATTCTTGCGAGAATATGAGACCCGAGACTATTAATATAAGGGCTTGCGAGCTTCTAGCCAACGGTAAGATAGCGGTAAGGGTAAAAGAGTTGCAAGCTGATTTACAAAGAAGATCGGATATAACCAAAGACGAGGCTATTGATATCCTTAAGAATATAGCACGGGCTAATGTCGTGGATATGTTGCAAATCAAGAGGGGAAAGAACTATGTGATCTTCTTGATAAAAGATTTGTCTAAACTGCCTTTGTCTTTCCAATTAGCTATCCAATCGGTCAAAAGTACGGATAAGGGCTTTGAGGTAAAGATGTATTCCAAGATAGACGCTTTGGATCGCCTTTCGAAGATGATGGGATGGGATGCGCCTGTCAAATCGGAGGTCAATATAGATGGCGAGGATAAATCCATAACTATTCAGGTTATTGACAAGAGGGAGGACGTTATCAATGGTGATACAGACGACTAGGATATATACGGAGGTACAGGGCGCTTTGGATAGCGGTTATAAGATCATATCTGCCCAAGGATCTTCAAGGAGCAGTAAAACTTATAACATATTGATATTCCTTATAGCGTATATCCTTCATAACCCTAAGCTGTCTCTATCTATCGTGAGGAAGACATTGCCGGCGCTGAAGGGATCTGTCTTCCGGGATTTCAAGGAAATCATGATCGATAAGTTCCGTATATGGGATAATAGGTGCATGAACAAGTCGGAGATGGTTTACTCGTTCCCAAATGGATCATTCGTGGAGTTCTTTTCCACGGATGATGAGCAGAAGATAAGAGGAAGGAAACGTGATATACTTTATTGTAACGAGGGAAATGAGATATCTTATCTTGAGTGGCAGCAACTGGTGATGCGTACCACTCTTTTCTCTGTCATTGATTATAACCCGTCGTTCAGTGACGAGCACTGGATTTGCGATCTGAACAATGACCCTAGGACGTATCATTTTATATCCACTTATAAGGACAATCCTTTTTTAGAGCAAACAATCATCGATGAGATAGAGTCATTGAAGAATAAGAATAAGGTGCTTTGGGCGGTTTATGGGTTAGGGCAGCGGGCGATGGCCGAAGGGTTGGTGTTCCCTGATTTCGAGATCGTGGACGAGTTCCCTTCCTATGCCAAGCATGTGGCGTTAGGGCTTGACTTTGGATATAGCTATGACCCTACCGCTATAGTTAGATGCGGATTGGTTGATGATAGGTTATATCTTGACGAGAAATGTTACCGTACCCATATGTTAACCAAGGAGATTATTAAGGTATTGAAAGACCTAGGCTTGGTGGTTTACGCTGACAGCGCCGATCCAAGGCTTATACAAGAAATATCAAATGCGGGGATAATCATATACCCTGCGGACAAGTACAAGGGATCTGTTATGGGAGGTATTATCAAGATGATGGAGTATAAGATTTGTGTCACCAAGAGATCTTTAAACTTGATAAAAGAGCTTAGGAACTATGTATACGCCCAAAACAAGGACGGTAAATTTATCAATGAGCCTATTGACGGGTATAACCATCTTATCGATGGGGCACGTTATTGGACGATAGGCAAGCTTCTAGGAAAAGTATTAACAACAAGACTGTACTCGAAGGAGGAGTTAGGATTTTAACATGAATTACATAGACGCTATATTTCAGGTTTTCCAAAACAAGATATTGAACTCGTTGGGAGTGGAGAGGGACTTTGTCAGCCTTATCAAGGATAGGGATATAAGCCGGGCCATGTCAATGATGCAATGCCGGGACAGGGATGTTTCCCAAGCGATCTTGGAGTATAACCCGGAATCCCATGAGGTTAATAAACGTCCTAATAAGCACAGGAAAAATCAAGAACCGTATATTACGGAGAAATTGCCAAGAGGAAGGCAAGCGTATATAAATGAGGTCGAGTTGTTTTTTCTCCTCGGGCAGCCTATCTTGTGGAAAGCTGTATCGGATGATACGGATAAGGCTTTCAGGGCATTCGGTGATTTTCTCCGTGATACTCGATTCAACACGACAATCCGGGAGGCCAAGCGTTTGGCTGGGGCGGAGACGGAGAGCGCTAAGGTTTATCATATATACAGGGAAAATGGTATGCCCCAAGTAAAGGTTAAGGTTATATCCAAATCAAAAGGATATACATTGCGGCCTTTATTTGATCAATGGGATAACATGATAGCTTTTGGTTATGGATATACGTTGCTTGAGGGCGATAAGTCCGTAGAGCATTTTGATATAGAGACCCCGGAATACATCTATAGATGCAAGAGAGCGGATATCGGATGGGATGTTACGCCATTGCTTAATCCTTCGGGTAAAATAAATGTTATCTACTATCGTCAAAACAAGGCATGGTATGGGGTGCAAAAGCGTATAGACAGAGAGGAAGCGGTTGATAGCAAGGCGGCGGATTCCAATAATTATTTCTCCGATCCAAAATTGAAATTAACCGCTGATGTCATTCAGAGCATAGTAGGGGGAGGATCTAATATGGTAGGAGAGGTTATCACCATGTCCGATAAGGACAAAAGCGCTGCCGAGTATCTCGTTCCGCCCGATTATTCCACGATGAAAGAGGCGGAGAAAAAAGACCTGTCATCAAGCATACTATTCGATACGTTCACCCCGGATTTCAGTTACGAGAACATGAAGGGGCTTGGGACATTATCCGGGGAGGCATTGAAAAGGGCCTTGGCCCTTGGATACATGAAAAGGGATAACTTGAAAGAGATATATGATATATTGATAGACCGTGAGAAGAATCTTATATTGGCTATCATGATGAACGTCACTCATATCGGCATGAGAGAGGAGTTAAGCAGGCTCGACCTGCAACATGAGTTCTCCGAGCCTTTCGCCGAGGATAAGGATAAGAGAATAGATATGATAGCGAAACTCTATGAGTCAGGATTGGTGTCCCTTCAAACGGCGGTAGACATGCTGTCCTTGACTGATAAGCCGGAGGAGGAGATTCGACGGATATTAGAAGAGAAGCGAGAAAAGACGCAAGCTCCGGATGATTCCACTCAAGAATAAGACCGGTTTAAGTCGTACCTTGATATCATTAAATTTAATGGGCGTGGTTATTTTATAGCCATGCCCTATTGTTTTTGTGACAATCGGTCTATTGTCATGTATATAACCCGTTTTTATTTTATTACAAGCTTATGTATCAATACTTTTATGCGAAAAATAAAAGTAATAGCATGAAAGAGAAGATTTTCCAGCAGTTAAAACAGAAGTATTCAAATCTTGGGTTAACGGAGGATGTTTTGAGGTCCGTGGCAGAATCATTGGGGTCCACTGGCCTGATTACGGACGATAATCTTGAAACTGCGGTAGCAGGGCAAGAATCAATGTTGAAATCTTACCAGAGTTCCTTGGATAAGGTGCGAACTGAAAGCGCAAATTACAAGAAGGAATTGGAAGAGTTGAGAGGCAAGGGGGGCGGCCAGCAACAGCAACCAGATAAAAACGAGGAACCGGATTGGTTCAAGAAGTATCGTGAGGAGCAGGACGAGAAAATCCGGCTCTTGACCTCCGAGAATGATAAAGCTAAGGAGGAGAAAGCACGTGCTGAAAGACACAATCTGATCCTTGACAAGGCCAAGAGCCTTAAGATCTCAAAGGAACGGATAGAGGAGGGCTTCGCTATAACGGACGATATGGACGATAACGCGATTGATACTTATCTGTCCAAGGTGAGACAAAATGAGGTCGCAAAGGGATTAGAGGAAAAAGGTTCGGCGTTCTCTGTCTCTACGTCCAAGGAAAAGAGCAAGGAGCTCGCTAAGGATTGGGCCAAATCATTGCCGGACGCTAATTAAAGTAAAAGATTATGGGTATCGAATTTGACAAAACAAAGATTAAAGGAGCGTTCCCCGTCTTTTGGCGCGGGGAATGCGCAGTCCTTCCCGGAGATTTCAAATTAACCACTGAGTTGGCGGAAGGGACAATCGTGCGAAAAGGCACTCCTATCAAGCTGGACTTTGATCGCATGGAGTGCAAGATCTGTAAGGCTGTTAAGGTATTAACCGGAGGAACGACCACTAAGCCACGTATAGAGAAAGATAGCTTTGTCGCCAAGGGAGATTCTATTGGTGGGCAGAACGTGAGTTCCGTAGATTCAAGTAACGCTGATTATGACGTTGTTACATTGGCTGCCGCCGTAGAATCAGCTACAGAAGGGGCGATTCTTGCCGTGGGAACGGATGAGCCTGACGCTGTGGTTGAGACAACGTTTGTCTATACGAAGAATATGTCTTTCCAGACGGTATCGGCGGGATATGAGGTCCTTATCCTTAAGGATGTGGCTTATCCAGTCCCTTCCTCATGGTTGACGGGATTCAGCATGAAGAATAATCCCACTATTAAGTATATTAGACAGTAAGGAGGTGAACGATGGATGTTTATAGTTCTATTTTTGGCGAACTGACAAAAGAGGTTCAGATTCGTATTGACGCTGCCACGGAGCTTCGCAAGCGCTTGTTTGACCAGAATATCTACGAGCGTTATCTTGATTGGGATGTCCCGACTATCGGCCTTAATTTTGAGGAGCTGATCGGGCAATACAACTTGAGCGTGGCGGCGGCTACCCTTGATTCCAAGGGAAAGGAACCGATCTTGGGTACGGAGGGGCTTGAGACCTTGAAGCAAAAGGTCCTTACCCACCAGATGAGTTACTCAATGCCGATCGAGGAGTATCGTAAGGTCTTGCAGATCCTAGACTCTAGGATGTTGACGGATGACCAGAAGACACAGCAGCTCATTAATCTGATGTGGAATAACGTATCTACCGTTGTTAAATCCGTACAATCTAAGCTCGATATTATTTTCTTGGGTGCCTTGTCTAACAAGGGGGTATTTACCTTTAATGCCAATAATAACCCTGAAGGAGGGGTACGTGGTATTATTGATTACAAGATGCCGCCCGAGAATATCGCTAGAGTTACTCTTGACTGGACGGATACCAATAAGGACAACGTCGATCCTTTCGAGGATATCCAAGGTGTCGTGGATGCGGCCCAAGACAAGGTGACGTTTGATAAGATATTGATGTCTCCGGCCAGATTGTCTTATTTGCTTAAGAGCAGGAAGATGAAACAGGTCATTTTTGGGACCGACAAATCCGGCACTCCCCTTTTGATGTCCGGTTTGAATGAGTTCCTACGCTCTAATGACCTTCCTGTCATAGAGACAGTGAGACGTATCACCCGTATCCAAGACAACGGCAAGCTATCCGAGTACAAGCCTTGGAATGACAAGAATATCGTCTTTGTCCCGGCAGGTAAATTAGGTGTCATCAAGAACGCTTACGCCGATAATGAGTTGAGACAGGAACCGGGCGTTACTTACTCTAATTATGGCCGGATTCGTATCTCTCAATGGGGCAAGGGCGAGACGGATAATTCGAATGGAGTAGAGTTTACCAAGGCTCAATCGCTATCCTTGCCGGTCCTTACCGAGATTAATGGCATTTACTCATTGACGGTGGAGGCATGACGATAAGAGACTACATAGGGCATAAATTCTCGGCTTATGGAGATCTATCCGAGGCGGATATGCTGGATTTCAGCATCAAATCGGGGCTATCCCCGGACGATGAGATGTCTAGTGAATCCATAGGCAAGGTAGAGACAGGGATGATAGAGATCATCCCGTCGCTGCTGTTGCGCCCGGATAGCGTCAATGAGAGCGGCTTCTCTGTCTCTTGGGACAAGGACGGCCTCCGGCGGTATTATTTGTTCCTGTGCGAACGGAACGGTGTTAGCCCGGATGTGTCTTCCGGTCTTGGGGTAGTCTCATCTTATATGGATTATTGATATGTATTACGCTCCTCACATATTAGAACGAAAAGTTGTCAAGGAATATGATCACGATGACAATGGCAATCCTGTTCCCGGGACTGGTGGTGAGTTATGGGAGAGACTGGGACGATGTAAATGCTATGATAAGAGCGCCGATCGGGTATATACGGTAAATGGCGTAGCCTTTGATTACAAATATCGTGTCGTGACAGATAAGATCAAGATTGATGCCGGGGATATCGTGAGAGTATTGAATCAAGATGGGAGTATTCGCGGTAGTGGCGTTGTTATCAACCCGATGCTAACGGATTATCTAAATTACGGGCAAATATGGCTGGAATAATAAAGTTAAGTTATGATTTGTCCGATGTGGATGATTTCATCTTGGAGGCCTATCGTCAGGTGTTCGCCTTTCTAGCCCAACTAGGGCAATCCGCTTATGAGACCGCCGTTCAAGAAGGTAAATATAACAATATTACCGGAAACTTGAGGAGTTCATTGGGATATGTCATATCAATGGACGGTAAGATCGTAAAGGAAGGCGGGTTTAAGAGGATAGATGGACGTGGGGAAAATTATGAGAAGGTTTTTTTCACGACCAGATCCCAAAAGACGGTCCAGTTCTGGGCTAAAGGAAAGTCCGGGGATGGAAGCGAGGGGAGCAGGCAAGGGCTTAGTTACGCTAGGGATCTGGCTTCTAAGCATACAAAGGGAGTGACATTGATTGTCGTGGCGGGAATGGATTATGCTAGCTATGTGAATGATATCCATAAGCTAAACGTGATAGATACTGCCGAGGCTAAAGTAATAGCTATGTTACAATGATAGTAAGCACGGACATACAGACAATCTTATATAAGAAAGCCTTGGAACTTGGTGTTACCGGGGTGTACAAGGAGGATGATACGCCTACAGGTAAGCTTGAGGAGGAGAGGGTTACCGTACACTCGAATTCCTCGGAGCCGGGAATTACATGGAAGGTGGGATTCGTTCATGTCAATATAGCCGTCCCTGATCTGGACGAGAAAGGAACGCCTGATTTGGACAGGATGAATAAGCTGGAACGTATGTCCATGGAGGTGTTCAAGGACACCTCGGTGTTTGATGGCACTCCTTATACCTACGAGGTAGACACTACTAGAATTGAGGTTAACAGGGATCTTAAATGTCACTACGTTAATGTAAGAGTATTATTTAAAGTTTTAAATGTAATAGTATTGTAATATGGGAAGAACAATTTCTGCTATAGGCGTAAAAAGGATACTTTATGGGGAGCCTCTAGTTGCCGCACCCACATACGAGAGCTTGGATACGTTATTTACGGCTTTCAAGGATGTTCAAATTGTCCATCAAGGGACTTATGAATATACCGAGGAGGACGGTACGTTAACAGAATTCAAGGATGAGTTGACCGGCCAGACATATCGGTCATCGTTTGAGGCAGGATCACAGAGCTTGAATTGGGTGATCGGGGCATATGACTTCGCTACCAAGGCCGAGCTTATGGGCGGTAAACCCTTGGATACGGATAAGGGATGGGAACGTGGCAACGCCGGCGAGCAACGATATAAATGTATCGTCGCTATTACCAATGATGACGTGGCTATCATTTTCCCTAAGGCGAATCTTGTGGGTCGTGGGGCTTCCACGGATGGGGCCGTTGGTTTGTCGATGTCCGCCACCCCGCTGAAATCATCCACGACAATAGCTTCAGAGTATTGGTTTGACGTGGAAGGAAAATCCTTGAAGGATTGAATGTAATATGTCTTATAGGAACGGGGACGGCGGTATTTTCCGTTCGTCCCCGTTTTTGTTTAATTCTAATTTTTTTACGTGACATGAACAAGGGTGCTAGTTTAGTGGCTGACGCTGTCCTAGGTGAGGATTTCAAGGTCGTGGTCCTAGGGGGGAAGGCGTATAAGGTAAGTCCTCCTACAATAGCGACGATTTGCAAAGGTATACAATACCTATCTCTTATTGATAAGACAACATCGGGCAAGGAGGATCTTGAAAAGGTGAGGAACGATCTGGAAAATATATTAAAGGGATTGTCTGTGTTCGTTTTAGGAAGCGCTGATATGTACAAGGAGATCGATGGGGCTACCCTCCATGAGCTAAGGGAGGCGTTGGAGACTGTCGTTAAATTCATATCCGCGGAGGATTTTTTCGTCTGTGCCGCCTTAGCCGAGAGCGTGGCAAGAATGGCGGCGACACCAAAGTGACAGGTAATGAGACCATGCTAGGACAAGTGGCCACGTTCATGGAATCGTTGGGATTGTCTTATGAGGACGTGGTTTATAAAATACCATATCGAAACCTTCTGATCATGCAGAAGGATATATTGCATAGCGTTTCCGGTGATTTGATCGTGGAGAGAACCGGGCGTGATTTGTTGAACCGAAAGGGAAAGGAGGGTGATTAATGGCAAAACTAAATTTCGAGGTCGATGCCGATCTACAGAAACTTATAAATCTTCGAAAGGAGGTGGAGGAGTTGAAATCCGCCTTGAAGGATTTCGATGTATCTACAGATACCAAGGGATTTGACGATTTAAACCGGAAATACGAGGAGGCGACACGGAAACTAAAGGACTATGAGCAGCAGATGCAGAATTATCAAAGGGTAATAGAGCAGCTTAAGGTCTCTAATGGTATTATTGATGGGGCTCGTCAGATAACAGAAGAATTGAATAACGCTACCGATGTGTTTGTCGAGCAACAACTAAAGGTTAAAGGCCTAAGTGACGAGATCAAAAAACTCAATAAGTCTTACTTGTCTCTCTCGGATGCGGATAAAAATTCCCAGAAGGGATCTAATATATTAACCGACCTGAAGGAGAAGACCCGGCAGCACGCTTTAGAGAACGAGGCCCTGAAGAGGCTAAGGAAGGAATATTCGGACAATATCAAGATCGAGGGAGCCGCCTCGGATTCCCTTGTAGCGTTGAGAAAGCAATTGTCGTTGCTTAATGCCGAGTATGACCGCCTTTCCGCTACGGATAGGAAAGCGACCGTAGGGACTAACCTGCAAAAACAGATACAGGCCTTGAATACGGAGATTAGTTCGGCGGAGCAAGCTACCGGACGATATCAACGGAACGTCGGCAATTACGCCAGTAGTTGGAACGGATTGAGCGTGTCGGTTCAACAGGTCGCAAGGGAGTTGCCTTCCCTTGCTGTTGGCTGGAATACATTCTTTTTGGCTATATCCAATAACTTGCCGATGCTTGCCGATGAGCTGAAGAAAGCCGCTGCGGAGTATAAGGCGTTCAAGACGGCTGTAGCGGCAGGAAATAATGACGTGGCAAAAGTGGCTCCTGTCTGGAAGCAGTTGATAACATCTATTTTCAGTTGGCAAACGGCCTTGGTTGCGGCGATAACGCTTTTATCTGTCTATGGGAAGGATATTATCGAATGGACGAAGAATTTGTTTGGGGCTGATACGGCACAAAAGAGGTTGAATGAGTCATTGAAAGAATTTAATAACTTACAAAGTAATGCATCTGAAAAAACATTAGAAGAGATTTCTAAATTGAATTTGTTATATGGCATATCTCAGAACATTGCTTTATCTATCGATGTACGAAAAAAAGCAGTAGAGAAACTTCTGCAAATGTACCCTGATTATTTACAAAATCTTTCAGAGGAAGCTATTTTGGCAGGAAAAGCAAACGAAGCATATAAATTGCTTGTTGAAAACATACAGAATATTGCTTCATTAAAATTAATCGAAGATCAAAGAGCAAAATCCGCAGAGGCTTTAACAGAGGCTAAAAAAAAGGAAATGGATTTACAATCGAAGATCAACGCTCTAATGAAAGAAAATAAAGCTGGCAACGAAGAGGAATTGGTAAAAAACGCTTTTGCATTTAGCCGTAATTATGGTAACTATATTAAGAATTTAATCAATTCCCGTAATTCAGCACAAAAAGCGCAGAAGACTATATTGGATGATATTAAGAAATGGAGTGATCAATATGCTAATATACTTGGAAAATCATCAAATATAGAGCAACTTGATGTTTTGTTCCGAGATATGAAAGAATATCAGGTTTATAAAGAAACAATAGACCAATTAAATAGGAGTTTATCGCTTAGCGAAATAACGCAAGAAGAATATAATAGAAGAATAAATGAAGCTAAAGGAGAATTGATTGCTGCCGCTGATGCCGCAAATATAGGAGGATCTGCACTGGAGAAAATGCGAGATGAATATGTTGCGTTTAATAAGGCCTCTATCGGTAAAGAACAAACTGAAAAGCAGAAAAAAGAAGCAGAGAAACAAAAACAGGTTCAAGAAAGAATAAATAACGAACTGCTCGAACTTCAACGTCGTAATGAACAATCTCGGATTGATTTGATGGAGGAAGGCTCCGATAAGAGTATCGCCCAAATAGAATATGATTACGATCGTGAAATAGAGGCTATCCGTAAGAGGGAGAAAGAGTGGCGTGAGGCTCAAGGGGGAAAACTCACGCAAGAACAAACGGTTGAAATAAAAACTGCCATTACACAGGCTCAGGCTACCCGTATGCGATCTACGCAGGAAGTAGAGAACGAGCAGATCGAGGCTCAACGTAAAGCCATGAATGATTACCTTAAGGAATATGGCACTTATCAAGACAAAAAAATGGCACTCGCCGCCGAATACGGGCAAAAAATAGCGTTTGCCGAGACCGAGGGGGAGAAATTGATACTCGGGAAGGAATGGGATAAGCAGCTTTCCGACCTTGAGATAAAAAGTGGCAATACCGCCAATGCCATAATCGCTCTTTTTGGAGACATGAAGGACAAGACTCTAAAGGAGTTGATAGAGATATCCACCAAGGGAAAAGAGGCCTTGGAGTTTCTTAAGTCCGGAGAATGGGATGAATCAAAAGGCAAGGGATTAGGTATAACGCAGGAACAATTCGATCTTTGGTCTGATATGCCTGAAATAATGGATAGGGCAGGGAAAAGCGTTGAGAGCACCAACGAGAAGGTCGATGAGTTGCGACCCGCTTTTGACAAGGTGACAGAAGGAGTGAGGCGATTCTTTGCCGCTGGTGACGACCCCAAAAAACTGACGGAATCATTACAGCTCATTAATGAGGGTGTAAATGAAGTTATGACCTCTGTTCAATTCTTGTCAAATACCTTTGGAAAACTTGGTGATTCGTTCGGAGGTGCTTTTAATGACATAGCGGAAGGTTTAAATATGGCAATGGACGCTGTAAATTCCGCTATGCAGGGTGCGCAAGCGGGTGCGATGTTTGGCCCTATAGGGGCATCCGCTGGTGCTGCTATTGGGGTAGTGACCTCTCTAGCGTCCTCTATCGCTAAGATCCATGACAAAAAGAACGAGAAACGTATACAGAGATTACAAGACCAGATCGATGTGTTGGATGCCTCGTATGAGAAGCTAGGCCGTTCCATAGAAAAGGCTTATTCTACGGACGCTTCTAAGCTCATAAACCAGCAAAATAAATTGCTAGAGCAGCAAAAAGTGATCATCCAACAACAGATCGAGGAGGAAAGGAACAAGAAAAAGACCGACGATGACCGGATCAAGGATTGGCAAAAGCAATTGGAGGATATCAACGCTCAATTGGAGGACAATAAGGAGAAAGCTGTAGAGGCTATAACAGGAACCGATGTCATGTCCGCTATTGACGAGTTCGCCCAAGCGTATTCGGAGGCGTGGGCTACAGGAACTAATGCGGCAGAGGCTTCGACTAAGATTGTCCAAAATTTGATCAAGACGGCTATCATTGAGTTCTTGAAGAAGAAATTATCCCCTTCCGTAGAGGAATTCATGAAGAAACTGGCCGATTATATGTCCGATGGTATCGTTTCGCCTTGGGAAGAAGCGGAGTTGAACAAGTTGAAGGAAAAAATGGACGCTGAGGCCCAGAAGGTCTTCGATACGTCAAGCAAGTATTTCCAAGAGGATAAAAATGATAAATATGAGCAGACCGCTACATCCGGGGGTTTCGAGAAAATGTCTCAAGATAGCGCCGATGAGTTAAATGGCCGTTTCACCGCCCTGCAAATGACAGGGGAGGAGATACTGTTGTTCTTGCAAGGCTCCGAGCAATTCTTGAGCCTCTTGTATATAAAGGCCAGTATGGACGTGATATCTGTAAAGATAGCCTCGTTGTATGATGTGGCGGATGAGACTAGGACGATGATCGCCAGTATATATATAGAGTTACAGCAGATCAATGATAATACCGCCAATACCGTGATACAATTGAAAAAAGCGGTGGATAAATTGACAAGTATAGAGACTAACACTAAAAACATGTAGTATGAATGTTGGAGATATAACGAGACGGGCTATTTCGCTAGGGGCTTGCAGTGAATCAGGCAAGGCCACTGACTGGAAGAGCCTATGTTGGCTGTTTTTTTCCCCGCAAGGGCGGGAGTTTTGCGAGGAGAATAATTATCCTTCGTTGGATTTATTTAGAGGCATGGCTAAAAACATAGCTCCCTACGGGATATACGTGGATCGTGATCTAATTGAGCTTAACAATAAAACAAACGTAGGTGTGATAGGTAATACCGTGGCGTATTTGAGTTATGACGATAACACGAGGGTGCATAAGGTGATCTTGATGCACGGGGGCAAGGCCAAGATAGAGGCCGGGAACTACTCCGTGATATTGCTTGTCAATATCGGGGGATGCGAGGTGGAGATTATTAACGACGGAACGGCAAGGATATTATGTTAGGGGATCTATATATTAACGGGAATGACGCATGGGGCACGTATCGTGTCGCCATGGGAGAGGGTTTTATCCAGACCTTGCTAACCCCAGCGGGAAACAAGGATTTCATAGAGAACGAGAGCCGGTTGGAAAACGGGAAGAGGGTCGTGTTCAATAATCCCAAGGTGGCTAGCCGGGATCTTACCCTTACGTTCAACATACACGGGGATACGCAAGAGGAATATATGCTGAATTATAAGGCGTTCGTGGCTGTCCTTCAACAAGGCAAGGTCGTATTGCGTGTTCCGGATCTTGATATGACATTTACCCTTGTCCATAAGAGATCATCAAGCTTCGCCTTGGATCGGAACAGGTTGAATAGTAGGCTATCCGTTAAGTTCGAGGAACCTGACCCAACGTCAAGGGGATAAGTGAAGAGCCGTCCGGCCCTTATTGGCTAGACGGCTCTTCGTCCTATTGCGCTAAAAGATGCGTATTTAAAGATCGGAGGTCGAATCTTCCCGGCTTTGACCTCCCGTTGTTGTATACCGACACGGTCATATGTGGCTTGGACTTGGTGCCGCTAAATCCGCAAGCCCTCTCCAGCTCGTCGATAAGCCTCTCCATTTTCAAGGATTGCCGGTTGAATCGTTCCATCGCCTTCTTGTCCCTTTGGGATGTCAAAAGCATTTCGTTTAGTATCGTGTTTATGTCTTTCATACGTTGTTCCTCATGAATTTAATGTTATACGAAAAGGCGTAATATTGGTCATACGTCATTAAATAATGGATTAATTAGCCTTCCCTTTTTCTATGAGTGGCATTATCCCATGTATCTTTAATTCCTCATATAGAAATAGACGTCCCTTTTGTGTCCATTCCGTATTGAGGCTAACATCGGGATTCCCGTTTGTGTGAGTGTAGTTGTGGGTGGCGCTGTGAACATACCCTTTATTCAAGTATTTACCGTACAAAATCCATTGGTTGCGAACCTTGTGCTGTATGCCAAGATCACGAAGTAAGGCGTTGAACCTTCTTGCGCTCATCCCGTAATCTTGCGCTATCTGGGTGACCAGTACTGTTTGCTTGCTTTGCAAGATAACACGGGTGTACTCGCTTTGCTTCTGTAGCTCTACGTTCTCCGCTCTCAATTCCGTTATCTCCTCATCCTTTTGCTCTAACCTCTTCTGCTGCTCCTCTATTCGCATCTGTTGCTGTGCGGCTAGCATTAGGGCCTCCCCGTAAGATTGAGGCACCGGGTATTGTTGTTGGAGCGAACTATGACCTGTAGTGAGAAGCTCTTCTATTCTCTCGTCTACCCATATCGAAAATTCCGTTGATAACTTCTGGGCTACCCGGAGGGCGACACGTTGATGTGCCCAAGTTCCACCTCCAAGATCCGGTGATCCTTTTCTAACTATCAGTAAATCAGCAAAACTATAATTTTGTAGTTTTGAAAATTTATCGCAATAGTCCATTATTTCCTGCGAGTTAATAATTTGAGATAGATTTTTACAAGGAAAAGCTTTCGCTACCTCTGTAAGGTTTACATAAACAACGCCTTTCCGTACACGCATGGTAACATTATTACCATTATAAGAAAAGATTTTCCCCATTTCGGAGGGGTTGACCGTACCTAACACAGCAACATTATTGCCGTTTGAGTAATTTTCATTCAACTGTAGCATAAACAATGAAAATTAAACATTAAACAAAGAAAGGCAAGAAGTACCCCACTTGCTACAGTTCTTTATTATGCCATGGGCTAAATAAAGTATGGGTACAACTTGCCTATATATTTTTACATAAGTTCCCTTATGGGTATAAAAAATCCCATAGGCATAATAAATAATAAAGAATTGTAGCACCACAAAGATGCCAACAAATTCCGACATACGCAATAATTCTACTATATTTTTCATATTCAATCAATCATTTAATAGTTCACAGGTATCATAGTTAAGGTTTTTGGGGTCACTCATCCTAATCTGGATAATAGATGATTGTTTATATCCGGAGTTATATTTTGAGTGATGAAATTGTACGCCTTGCTTACGTCTTTCTTAAAATTAGGATCAGAGTCATATTCCTTGACAAGATCTTTCACGTTGTTGGAAAGGGTGGAATGTTGTCTCATGTGTAGGATGTTCGCTATCTTATCACGTAATCCGCTTTTCATTTTCTTGCCCGCCAACTTTTTGGGGCAATACAACAAGATTATCACAAACAGGAACTTCTTGCGATCATTTACGGTCATTTTGGACTTGCAATAAATGGATTGGAAAGCCTCGTACATTGCGTCTATCTTAGACATGTCCGTATATAAAGGCTCGCTGAATACATCTTCCTTTCTCTCAAGTTCGTCCATGTTGTTATATATGCGTGACAATTCCTTCACCCCGGACACGATGGTACTCTTTAGGTCAAAAAGACCGTGGATGAACTCCCGTCCTCTTTCCGTCCATACGGTTTGCATCGCCGTTCCGGGCGTTCCGTCACGCTGGACGTATGGATATGTCCTTGTTCTCGTGTAGTCCTCGTCTTGATACTTGTGTGTCAATAGCCATTGACCGCCTTGCTTGTATTGTACGCCCATCTCTCTCAGCTTTTGGTTCAATGTGACGGCGCTCATTCCTAGCTCCTTGGCGATCTGGTTGGTGTTATACGTGCTGGTGCTTTGCAATACCTTCTCGTAGTAATTGACCTTTGGGGCAGCGGCTTGAAGTTCCTCGCTTTGAAGGGCGGTTTGTAGCTCTAGGTTGGCGATCCGCTCCTCACGTCTCCTCAATGCGTCTTGAGCGACTAGAAGGGCACGTGCCATAAGTTCCTCAGGAGTATCTTCCGGTTTGGATATCATGTAGCCTCCGGTTTTCCGGATAGAAGGTAAGACTTCATCACATACCCAATCTTGAAATTTTTCGGCATCTGGTAATTTTGATTTCATTGTCAAACGATACACTTCTCCTTCTTTGCCATACTTCATTTCCTGCATAACCGTTGCTCCGTACTGGTTTACAGTGGGGGTCGGTAAAATGGCGACCCCCTTACAATGCTGTGAAACAGCGTCAGCTGGTCTACTATAACCAAGTGCCTTTGCTACATCTGCCAAGCAAAACAACGGCTCTCCATTCTCATTCATCGCAATTCTTACTTGTCCGAACTGCTCATTTTGGAAAATTCGAATATTATTCATAACTTTGTGAAGTTATAAAGGTTAATATTATCCTCATTGGTAGCTCGGTCAAGCACTACCTTTGAGGATTTTATTTTGACCGAAGTGGTAGCCGGGGACTTGAACCCCGGTGTATGCCGTCCTACCTGCTTATTACCAGTCTCGCTTGACAAGGTAAAAAGCGAAGGGCAAAGATTGAAGTTGCCTATTGTGACGGTCTGCAACTGGAATCAATGCCCTTAAATATCTTCTTTCGCTACCGTCACATGAGCGATCATTTTCATATCACAAAATTATATATGACAAAATCCGTGGCCTATTTTTTCAAGGCTCGAAACACCACAATGGAGCTATTGTTGTAAAATCCCTCCGGCCGTATTACCGGAGGGGCATCTACTTCCGATCCTCTCCCCGTCGTTAGAGTTATCCCGCAAGCCTGCAAGTCATGTCGCTAATTACGTTCATGAACCTATCGTAGGTCTTTTTATTCCATTCCTTGTGATCCGGCATCCAGTCATTGAATATCTCCATGTAGACCACATCGTGAGACCTGTCTTGTACGGTGACGCATAAACCGCCCGTCTCCGGCATAACGCCTACATTTATATGTACCGGTTTCCTTCCGATCATACACTCCAACGCAATCCTTTGCACGTTCTTCAATACCTCTATCGTTTCCATATTCCTTATATTATTAATGTATATCAATCACCCGAATAAACCCTGTTACCGTAAAGGCTAGCCATACCGACATGAGTAAGTCTTACATTATGGGATCTTTCCGCAAGTTCCTTAGCAAACGCCGCACGTTTTTCCGCAAGCTGCACCATCGCTTTCGCCGATCCCCAAGCCTGTTTAAGGCACGAGCCGAATGTACGTCCGTATATTTTGCACTCTCTATAGATCTTATGCGCTTCCTTCATGATCTCGCTCTTGTTGTATTTCTGTGTTGCCATTGTACTGTTGTTTTATTTTGATGATGCAAATATAATGCAATACTTTATATGTAACAATGATAAAATAAAGAATTGCATTATAATTAACACTATTTAATAATGTTATTCTTTATACAATAGCTACAGATAAAAAGAATCGCATTATATTTGCGGTGTAATCATATAAAGTATTGGCTTATGGAAAATAGAATAAAAGATATTCTTTCAGAAAAAGGATTGACAGCTAAAGAATTATCATCTGTTATAGGTTTGTCAAGTGTAAGTTTGTATAATATCATCAATGGGAAACAGGAAGCATCAGCAAATACACTGAATGCGATCGCCACAGCCTTAAACGTCCCTTTTTGGCAATTGTTTGTTTCCCCTTCCGAAGTACAAAAAGAGACCGATGGTGGGTATAAGTGCCCTAATTGCGGGCATCCATTGAAAATAAAGGTGGAATGATGTTATCTTCAATGATCTCTAAATAAAAATCATGAAATATTTGTCGGTATGTGAATTATAAGTTACATTTGCGATATGAAAATACGAAGCGTAATAGCATATAAGTACTATTTCATTGATTTTGTAAAGTCCCTGCCCGACAAGATGCAAGACAAGGTTATCAAGACCATACAATATGTTGAAACGTTGCAAAGGGTTCCTGATAAATATATGAAACATATCGAGGGAACGAAAGGGCTTTATGAGATCAGGGTTAAATTAGCCAGTGATATAGTACGTGTATTTTGCTTTTTCGACGGGGACAAATTAGTTGTACTCTTGAGTGGGTTCCAAAAGAAGACACAAAAGACCCCAAAGAACGAAATAGATAGAGCGATGAGACTTATGAGAGAATATTTCAACGAAAAAGAAGGGGAATGATATGGAGACTTACACATTTGACGATATTAAAAAAGAGGTTTACGGAGAAATAGGAACTTTGCGTCGTGATAACATTGAAACCGAGCTTTCCAATCTAAGGGTTGGGCTTCAAATAAGAAATGCACGTGAAGCAAGGAAAATGACACAAAGCCAGTTGGCCGAGAAGATCGGGAAAGAGCGTTCTTTTATCTCGAAAGTAGAGAGCGAGGGGAAAAACCTAACTCTTGCTACGTTGTACGACATTGTAACCAAGGGACTTGGAGGCAAACTGGATATACAAGTGCAAATATGAATGCATTATAACGTAGCATACAATACATTACCTTTGCGATACAATATGGAACAAGCCAAGAAAGCGAACAGGAGCCTGAATAATTTCGTAGAGAGTACCTTGATGGACGCTGTATACTCCGAGCCAAACGAGGAAACGATAGCGGTGATAAACGAGGCTCGTTCTGGAAAGTATGCCGGGACGATAGACGTAAGCAGTTTTGATGCCTTCATGAAATCATTGGATGAGATAGAATGAAAAAAGAAATGATTTAACATTATCGATGGAAAATGGTAAGGATGAGTAAATAATACCATGATAAGGTGACGGATCGTTGAAAGGCGGTCTTTTTTTATAATCTTTATTGATGTTTTTCCCATAAATATATTGTCCTGTTAAATATTGTTGCTAGATTTGTGCCATTATTAACTTAAATACATTTTACAATGAATAAAGTATTTTATTTATGGTCAATGCTATTGGCTTTATTTGTTTTTACGGGCTGTGGAGATGATGAGGAAGGTGATAATAGTTCTCAAACGGTGATGATTAATTTGTATTGGAAATATGAAAATATGGATGATACAAAGATTGCTTCTCCTAGTATTGTAGCTTTATATGATTATGAGGATGCTAAAAACTTTGATAAAGAGGCATCGGTTAATGCAATGGCTAATGATGGACATATTGTATTAAAGGATGGAACAGCCTTGACTCCTAAATATATCTCCAACAATACGGTAGGAGTTAATATATTTGAGAATGTGGCTAATGGTAAATATATGGTTATAGCTATGTATAAGCCTGATGGATATTCTTTCCCTTTTGCTTTCTTGTATGGATATAAAATGATAGAAGTTAATTCATTAAATGGATCTTCATTAAATACTTTCATTATGATATGGGAGAATAGTGGTAAATTCGTAGAAATGAATAAAAAGTAAAATAAAATTATTTTTCTCTCTTAAGCCCGTTCCGTCCTTTCGGTTCGGGCTTTTTTATTTCCTCCTACAACAAAATTACAACAATCCCGCCATTGTTTTTTTTAGGTCCGCTTGATTTTTTGCCATCCCCCTTATATGCGTGAACTTTGAGTTCATGATCGAGATTAAGGACATATCGGGCAATACTCGTTTCTCTACCCCTATAAACAGGGGCGCAAAGGGGAGATTCACCTTGATGAAGGAGGACTATATAACCCTTCCTTTTAGCGTTGAAACGCCTATTGATTTCAAGCCGGGCGACTATGTGGACATGAGAGGGGTACTCGATGATGCTTTAGGAGGTAAGTTGTCCAAGGTATATAAATACCTATCCTTGCAGAAGCCCAATGTGGTGCCGGGAAAATATGATTATGAGTTAAGGTTGGACGCTTATTATTATGAGTGGAACACGAAGATATTCAAGTATACCCCGGAAAATCATGGACAGGAGGCAGGATGGAACCTTACCGCCACTCTTGACACGCAACTGGGCGTGTTCCTGCGTAACCTTAAAGCTAACGGATATACGTATAACGGCGTCGATTATGACTTTGATATAGACAACACGGTCGAGAACAAGGCCGTGTTGATGTCTTATGACAATATCCACCTTTTGGACGCCCTTTTCTCGATGGCCGCCGAGGACAAGTGGAATTGCGACTGCTGGATAACCGAGAATATTATCCATTTCGGGCGTTGCGAGTTCGGTGACGCCGTAAAGATAGAGTTGGGCGTGGAGGCTTCCTCCATGACCCGTAACGATAGCAAGGGTACTTACGCAACACGTATATACGTGTTCGGAGGTACCAGAAACATCCCTGCCAACTATCGTCCGGTAGATGAGCAGACCGTAGTCAACGGTGTCGTGCAAAAGCGGCTCATGCTCCCATCTGGGACACCGTATATAGATGCCTATCCCGGCATGACCAACGCCGAGGCCGTGGAGGACGTGGTGGTATTTGACGATATCTATCCCAGACGGATAGGTACGTTGTCGGATGTTAAGACCGTGGACAGGAACATAGAGACGGACGGAGAGGTGACGGGGACTTTCAAGGCTTATCAATACAAGGATACCGGATTGGTGTTCAAGGATGAATATATCATAGAGGGCGAGAAATTGAAGGTCACGTTCCAATCCGGGAGACTTAATGGCATGACTTTCGGAGTCACTTTTAATCCCGAGGGATCGGAACCCGTCGAGCAATTATGGGAGATCGTCGCTAACGAGGATTATGGCCGCTTGTTACCAGACGATGTGATCCGTCCGGAGAACGGCGATAAATATATACTTTCCGGATTCAATATACAATTAGTGTCCGACCAATATATACCGGAGGCGGAGGCGGAGCTTCTGGCCAAGGGTAAAGAATATATAAAGAGAACCAGTATTGACGATGGCACGTACCCGACTACGTTGGACTCGGAATGGGTCTATCAAGACCAGATCAACCGGACTTACGACGTGGGGCAGAGGATGCGGATGGTCAATCCCGCTTTCTTCTCGTCGGAAGGGCGTATCAGTCGTGTTATAGGCTGGGAGATGAGCCTTGATATCCCTTATGATTCTCCTGTATATACTATAGGCGAGAGCACTCAATACAGCCGGCTTGGTGAATTGGAGGACAAGGTTGATTCCTTGACTTATAAAGGACAGACATATACCGGTTCAGGGGGAAGCGGCGTATACGTTATCCGTACCAATGACTCCACCCCGGCAAGCGACAGCAACGTATTCTCCGCCCTTCGCTCGTTGGCGACATTCTTGCGCAAGGACAAGCCGGACCAGACCAAATATCTTATCAAGCTCCTCGGAGGATTGATATCTGATAATATCGAGTCTCAGGATTTTGCCGCCGGTCCTTTCGGCACGGGGTTCCTCGTGAAAAGGGACCCAAAGACCGGTAAATCATATATAGAGGCGGACGAGATCTACATCCGCCTTAAAGCGTATTTCGATACCTTGGAGATCAAGCACCTCTCTCACGTGGGAGGGCGTATCGTATTATCTCCGGCGAGCATGGAGTGCATTCGGGTGGAGGAGGTATCGGTAGAGCTGGATGCCTTGTATGACTTTAACGGTGATCCGCTATATGATGTGGAGGATAGCCGGTTGTACTCATTAGGAGGCTCCGGACGTGCCACTACCAACGTGTATAGGTGTTATTTCCGGCAGACCGACGGGGAGAGGGAGATCGTGAATGAGTTCGCTATCGATGACATGGCCCAATGCCGGGAGTTTAACGTGAAGACCGGGATATCCCATAATGTCCGTAACCAGTATTACTGGCGCAGGGTCATAGGTTTGGGAAATGATTACATAGACCTGTCGATAGATGATTGCGATTCCGGGAGCATGATCCCGAAGGCGGGGGATACGATCGTCACGATAGGCAACAAGACGGATACCAATCGTCAGCATGTCGTTTATCTATCCTCCTACGACGATGACGCCCCGTGCTTCAAGCTGTATTCCGGTATCAACTCTTACTCGATGTTGAATAAGGAAGTGACGGTCATTTCCCCGAACGCCGACAAGAACGTATTCACGGGCAAGGTAGTCATAAAACCGGGGTCTGCCGGCTTCGAGAACTTGACAGACAAGCCGGACATGGAAGGCATAAATAATTCCATCAAGAATGCCCAAGAAGCCGCCTCCGCCGCCCAAGAGGCTATCGAGGGAGTGCAAGGCTCGGTGGATGATTTCAAGTATTACGTTGATAACACCTTCGCCGATGGAATCATATCGGAGGCGGAGACCAAGGATATCGCCCGCTATATAGATATCGTAAACAACGAGAAGGCATCGTCATTGGCTACATATAATGAGTTGAGGATCAATCCTTATCTTGACGGGGCAGAGCTTGTCTCCTTGGAAGAGGCCAAGGAAACCCTGTTCTCTTCCATAGATAGCCTGATCGACGCCGTAAACAAGGCCATAGCGGACAAGAAGGCCACGGAAGAGGAGATAGCCGGCATAAACGATAAATACACGGCGTTCAATACCGCTTGCGGTAATTTTTATTCCGCCGTGGAGAACGCCAACAAAAAAATACAGGATAATCTTAAGTCATACTCGGATAACGCCCAGAAAGCCGCGGATGAGGCTAACAAGAACGCTACGAGCGCGATGGATAGCGCCAATACCGCCAAGAGCGATGTCTTGGGCTTGAAGGACTTCACGGACGAGGCGTTCGAGGACGGGATTATCTCCAGATCGGAGGCGGTGGCCATAGGAAAGTACACCAATACGGTGAACGCTACTAAGAAAGAGGTGGAATCAACCTACAACACGTTATATACCAACCCTTTCCTTTCAGGTACCCCAAAAACGGATTTATTGAACGCCAAGGTGACGTTCATGGGAGCGGTGGATAATCTGTTGGCATCTATACAGACGGCCATTTCGGACGGTAAGACGACAATAACCGAGAAGGAGATTGTCGATAGTAAGTTCTCCGCGTTCAACAGCGCCTATGCCTCACTTGCCACGGCCATAGAGAACGCAAACAAGGCGATTCAACAGAAGATCAAGGAGGAGGCGGTCAATGAGGCCTCCGATGGTTTTATCTCCGATATCGAGACGATTACCGAGGCGGACAAAAACGAGATGGCCAAACAATTGGGATACGCGGATTACGCCTCGATGAAGGAACAAGCGGCGAAGGGCAAGACCCTCATAAACGGGGCATCTATCAATACCCAGTTGATAGATACGGACTTGCTCATCACTTCTCTCGTTATAGCCAAGGCGATAAAAACAAGTAACTTGAACGTAAATGATAAGTTCATAGTTAAGACCGATGGCTCCGTGGACATGAACGGCATCTTTCACTCCCTTGGTACTAAGACGGAGCTTGTCATCTCTAACGGTTATTTGAGGATCGCCTATAACGGGGAAGAGATCATGCGTTTCGCCGTGAACCAGAATACGGGTATGCCAGAGCTGAATATGCACAAGGGGGATAAGAGCGTGTTTATCTCCCCGGAGAAACTTGTGTTCGGTTTTGGCTCAGGGAATAATTTCTTGACTCTTAATCCCAGTGACATTGGAGGGGGAGACGTGAGAAAGAAAAGTGATGGGACCTTGTATGTGACCACTGGAGAAACCTCCTTGATAACGGTTGGGATCTACGTGTCTCCGCAGGAGGGAGGTACGACAATCCCTACACCGGGATCTATGCTGTTCAAATACGAGGGAGAGCAGGAGTACGTGGAGGCTATACCCAACGATGGGTATGAGTTCTCCAGATGGAGCGATGGTGGCGCCCAACGCCATTTGGTTACATGGGATGTCTCAGGCAAGGGGATAACCGCGTATTTCACCAAGATACAGGTGACTCAATATACGGTGACCCTGATAGCCAACCCGCAACAGGGCGGTACCGTGTCTGGAGGAGGTGCCGCCGACAAGGGGACGGTACGCTCGGTATCCGCTACCCCCGCCTCCGGTTACCGCTTTGTCAGCTGGAGCGATGGGGGGAACCAGACCCACAACGTCACTTGGGACGCTAATAAGACCTTGACCGCTAATTTCGAGAAGGCTATTATAACGGGTGACGAGATATTGCTTGGAGTTTCATTGACATCGGATACATATACGAGCGTGCTGAAGACGGGGACGGATACTTTGATGGCTTCTACGTCCGGCGGCAGGATGATAGTCATGTCCTCGCCCGGCAATCAAGGATGGGTGCTGTTCAACAAGGGATATCTCGGGAGCAAGCTGTCGAATGGGCATATATACAGGCTAAGTATCACGGCCAAGTCATCTTCCGATACGGTCACTTTCTTGGCGGGCATAGGTTCTATAGATCCCGGTGGTGAGTTCAACGACATTTCCTCGGGAGATTTAATCTATAGCGAGCAGATAACGACATCTGTGGAGACCTTTACAGTGGATATAACGCCTTTCAAAAGAGATAGTACGGTAAGCGACGCCGTGGTAATGGCGTTCTTTCCAGAAAAATTGTCCACTATAACAATAACGGGTATATCGTTGAAGGAGGTGTGATATGGGAATCATTAACAAGACAACAGATAAGATAAACGTCTTGCTTGACAAGATAGCGGATATTCCGGAGGAGGGTCTGGCAGGGAAGACCCCAGTATTGGAAGACGTGAGAGTCATCACCCTATCCGCGGGTAGCGATGCCACAGGCGATATCGAGAGAACCGGGGTTGATAGTGAGGGAAACCCATTGTACGTGATAAATCTAGGTATCCCACGAGGTAAGGACGGGACTTCTGGAGGTCCCGCCAGTATAGACTGGACCAATGTCCTTAATAAGCCAGAATGGATAATGTCATCCACTAAACCATCATATACGGCCGATGAGGTCGGGGCATTACCCTCAAGCACCTCTTTCAAGACGGTTAACGGTGAATCCATATTGGGGGAGGGTAATATAGAAATCACATCCGAGGGAGGGAACGGCGTAGGACGAAACTACCCCGGTTACAAGAACGCCGAGATATTCAACGATTACGAGAATAACAAGGCAGCCGGAGCCTACGCCCACGCCGAGGGCATGAATACGAATGCTACCGGTCCTAGATCTCACGCCGAGGGGCATAAGACGAATGTTTTCGCCGCCGATGCCCATGCCGAGGGGAGGGAGACGTGGTGCTTGGGACCACAAGGGCATGTGGAAGGGATGAACGGGATCGCTTGGGGAGGGCTGTCGCATGTCGAGGGACTGGCCGCTTGTATAGAGAATGGATCTTACGTGCCGCCCGTTGAAGGGGGGAAAAAAATTCTCAACGAAGAGGATTTGATCAGGACGATATGGGATACATATGGCCTCGCATGGGGGAAAGAAATTATCGTAAGTGAGGACTTGTTTAATGATTATTATATACATGCTTCCTTTGGGGAAAGAAACCATGTAGAGGGAGTTAATAATGTCGTTTTAAACAATTGTGTACACGTGGAAGGTCGTGGAAATGTATCGGGGGCCTCCGTAACCGCGCATGGGGCTGCTCAGATAGACCACGTGATCCATATAGAGGGATGCTGGAATACGGTCTATCCCCAATCTAGGGATACGGGATGTCACATAGAGGGAAAATCCAACCTCGTACGTGAGTCTGTGGATGGTTCCACGATATATTACGCCACCGCTGCCCATGTGGAAGGAGAGAATAACGTCATAGATTGCCTGTCGCATATCGGTGATGATTACATCCGGGGGAATGCCAGATGGTCGCATGTGGGGGGATACTCATGCTCTGTCGTTAGGGCCAGTTACGCTTTTGCCCATGGTGACCATGTTTCCGTGTCCAATGATCATGAGGTGTCGTTCGGACGTTACAACCTCTCTGAGATCAACGGTAATAAAGTTTTGTTCTCTTATGGTATAGGCGACAACGAGTCGAGTCGGGAGAACGCCCTCTCGATATTGGAGGATGGAACGGTGGTGATTCCCCGGCTGGACGGGGGAAGTGTCAAGGAGCAAATAGAAGCTGCCATACAACCATTAACCAACAAGGTTAACAATATATATAAAGAGCTCAAGGGAATTATAGACGAGCAATCCAAGCAAATACAAGATTTGTTAGCCTTAATACCGTCGGTGAAGGTAGAGAATGACATATTGATGATCGGGACACCCAAGGCTTTCGTGATAGGTAGCGTGCTGGTCTTGACAAGGAATCTTCCGGCAGGCGTGTCCGATGATACGCTTACGATTACCGATACGTCGGTGAGGGTAGAGAATGATATATTAACAATCGAATAAAAACTAAGGATATTATGAGTACGATTAAAAAAGTAAACGTAAACGGGCAAGAGTATGATTTGGCCGGTTCTGGAGGCGGTGGGGCTTTGATCGAGATAACCTACTCGGAGCTAGTAGCTCTTAGGGATAGTGGTGGTCTTGTTCAAGGGAATAAATACCGGATAACGGATTATAACGCCGTCTTTAACACGTTAAAATCAGCGGGACATCAATTTGATATCGTAGTGGAGGCATTGTCTTCATCTGAACTTTCTGAGAAAGCCTCCGCTATGATACATGAGGGAGATGTATATTTCAAAAACTCCCATCTGGATCTATGGACTGTCTATTACTCATTGGATAACGACACTTCTCGCTTTAAAGAGGCATCGGCTTCTGGAAAAGGCTTTATCTGGAGATTAATAGATGAGTATAATAACGATGTATGCTTCGATTTCAAGAACGCTCTTTTTACAATGAACGGATCGGATTTTCCATTTATAACATCTTCAAATGGAAGTCTTGATTTTTATTTATTCTCTTATAATACGGGCACAGGGTTTGCCTCACAATCAAATATTATAGACTTATCGACTACAAATCCATCGAATGTTTCGAATAATTTTGTCTCATTTGATCTTAAAACAAATTTCTATGTTGTTCTAGGAGCAGATAAATCGGCATTAGAAGTTATAGGAACTCGAGCTAAAATCTTAAATAATAAAGTTCTCAATAGTAAAGTAAGGCTTATGTCTAGTTCAGGAGGCATGGGCTTTAAATATTGCGATTTTACAGGAATTATTGATTCTAAATGTTTATTGGGTGCATCAAATACTTCATTTGGCCAAATGAATATAGAGAGCGAAAGCTCGTTATCCAATGCATCTATTAGTGGAAGCATAATAAAAGGTGTTAATAAAATTATAACTAATGGACACCAATTTTCCTCTAACGATGTATCATGTGATGAAATGAGTCAAGAACTTCATATTCTTATGGATATCAAAGGGTGTATAATAAGAATCGATAACGGTACAACTAATAACGTGCCATGTGTCTTATCAGAAGAGACATTAGGAGTCGATAAGGTCGTAAATAAACTAATATGGGCCAAGATAGAATCCTCCATTTTTAAGTATAAAGTTATAGATCCATTTGATATTCAATAATATGGAAGCTATTCGCATAGGAAACGACATCAATATAGAATGGACCATCTTCCGGGACGGTAAGCCCGAGTCTTTGGATGGCAAGAACATTAGCGTCTTCATGACCAATGGCTATAAGAAGATGGCGGTAAAAGACCTCCACTTCCGGGATAACGTGATACGATTCACTTACTTAGGTAAAGACCAAGATTATAACGGTGTCTATACGCTGACCCTTATCGAGAACAAAGGGAAGGAGGGCATGTACACCGTAGACGCTTGCGATGCGTTCCGTCTTATCCCACGGTCGTGCTCCGTAGGTGGAGATACGGGATGCGGCAGCGTCAAGGTGACAACGGTAAAGCTAACGGGAGATATATCCGTTCCTGCCGTAAGGACCGGAGATTATGAAAGTATGACCAATAAACCACGGATCAACGGGGTTGAGTTGGTCGGGGATAAGTCCCTAGAGGAGTTAGGGATACCCATTCTGCCTGATAATATCGTAACCGATGCCGATTACACGCATACGGATAACAACTTGACGGACGCTCTTTTGGAAAAGCTCGACGGATTGAGTAATTACGATGATACGGCGTTAAGAGAGGCTTTAACCTCCGAGATCAGCAGGGCGAAGGAGGTAGAGGGGGATCTTGACACGGCCATAAGGAAAGTGGCTTCCGATCTGTCCACGTTTATAACGGGAGATCCGGACGCGGACAATGTCATCAACAGATGGCAGGAGGTGGTGGAGTTCTTGTCCGGTATGACAGAGGATAAGGATATGGCCGGAGTGTTGCTGGATTTGAAAAAACAAATACTTGCGGAGGTCACGAGTATCTTGTCAGGTTATTACACGTCCGGACAGATTGACGATAGGTTTGTCGAGAAGATCAAAGGGAAGGGACTTAGCACAAACGACCTTACGGATGAGCTGTTATCTAAGATCAACGGCTTATCCAACTATGATGATGAATGGGTCAGGAGTGAGATCGCCTCTATCAAGGCGGATATCGACACGTTATTGGGTGATGGAGCGAGCGACGCTATAGATACCTTCCATGAGATCGAGTTTTTTTTGCAGGGTATTACGGATAAGGAAACCCTAACCGGTCTTCTCAATGACTTGCGTGCGGAGATAACGGCTTTGATCCCAACCAAGACATCCCAATTAACAAATGACGATCACATCGTAAAGGACGCTAATTACGTCCATACGGACAATAATTATACTGACGAAGATAAGGGTAAGTTGGATGGATTGGATAATTACGACGATACGGATATCCGGAATCTGGTCACCGGTCTAAGGACGGACGTTGATAAGTTAAAGCCCGTTGTCACATCCACCCCGTCTAACGGGCAGATAACCATAACGCCGGACAAGGCAAAAAATGACGATTCGGACGTGTCGATAACGCTGGAGACCAAGGGGGACAAGGATAAGTCGCTGATGGCCGACGGCAATTACCGCAAGCTCCCCGTGCACGGGAGGAACCTGTTGCTGGGATCGGGGAAGGAGGTGAGTAACTCGAATTATAATATAGCTAATTATTGGTTGGCGGAGCAGATACCAAAAGGCACACAAGTAACTGTTACAATATGGGGGGAATTAGGAGAAGATGTCACTTCGTTTGCCTTATATAATTCTGGCGGAGGGGCTGGTGCTGGTGTTCCCATTCCTCTTCTGGTTCCAGTAAACGGTAAGGCGAGTATAACTTTCAATTGGAATATTCATGATTCATCCTCAGTAGTTTCAAATACGCATTTGGCTATTTTTACGTATCCGTTTGGGGGTGCTCATGCGGATATCTCTACCATCTACAAGATTAAGCTCGAGTACGGCGACATCTCCACCGAGTGGACCCCCGCTTGGGAGGACATCCCCGACATCGAGGAACGGTACGCCTACGGTGTAGAGTGGGACATGGCTTTGTCAAGCCCGGACGGGAAGCGTGTGGGGAATATGCAACTGCATCGGGAGTTGCCGGTGCAGAGTAAGATAAGAGGGTGCGTGTTAGATAATAGCGGGGGAGTGAAAAAATATTTAGGAGCATCTTCTTGGTCACAAGAGGATATGTCTATAGATTATCTTTTAGAGGCTATAATGGCAGAAATGGATAGGTTTTGGATTCGTTTCTACATAAAAGGCCTTAAGTTTGGATGTATGATGTCTGATACTCCTATGCCCGGATATACCTATATTAATAAACGTTATATGAGTGCTTTCGAGGGAGGAATAGATAGGCCGTCGATGACTTTATTGTCTGCCTATGGAGTAGGTAGCACAAACGTAAATAGAAGAGGTGGCGACAACACCTCCGACTGGGACGGCACCTACCGTTCCTTGCTAGGCCGTCCCGTCACCAACCTAACCCGAGACCAATTCCGACAAGCCGCGAGGAAACGTGGCAGCGGCTGGGAAATGTATACCTACAACGCCCACAAGACCCTGTTCTGGCTATTCGCCGTCGAGTACGCCACGCTGGACAGCCAGAAGCCTTTCAACGCCCAGAAGGACGCTAACGGTTTCGCCCAAGGTGGCTTAGGTCCGGGACCGACGCAAATGACGGATTGGACTAACTTCAATAACGCCAATCCCCTTATCCCATGCGGCTATACCAACGAGTTCGGGAACGGATCGGGAGAGAAGGCATATGTCGTGAAGAACGCTTCCGGCGGTACTCATGCCACATTGATGGCTAACAGGTATCGTGGTATAGAGAATCCGTTCGGTCATATCTGGAAATACACCGACGGGGCCAATATACAGGTCACCACGGGCGATACCGGATTGTCTATATTATGGACTACCGATGACCCGTCAAACTTCAGCGATACATCTTACACAGGCTATAACAAGAAAGGCAACATCTGCCGTACCAATGGTTATGCCAAGAAGATGCTCCTAGGTGAGGATGGTGATATCGTAGCTACGGAGATCGGCGGTAGTAGTTCTACCTACTGGTGCGACTACTACTACACCTACACATCGGCTAACCGCATGCAGGTGGTGCTGGTTGGCGGTGACGCGGACGACGGGTCGTATGCGGGCCTCGCTTACGGGCATACGGCTTCTGCGCCTTCCGATGCGTATCGTTACTTCGGTTCGCGCCTTTGCTTTTTCCCCGAATATCGTAAAACGTCGGCGTAGCCGCACGTCTCACGTCGGGAATTTTTTGTATAACGTTTAATGAGGATAAAAATGGAAGAAGAAAAGAATAAAGATGACGGCAGCTTGTCGTTCTTGAATATCCCAAGTGATAAGAACTCAAGGCATTTTAATTGTCCGGAGATCACCCAACAGAAGTTGACGAATCTCACGTTCTGGGTAATCGATTACATGGATGGCGTGTCCACCAAGTTCGGGAAAGACAGGGCGCTTGTCATGATCAAGGAGAATCTTGAGGATAAAGATAGTGATGCGAAGAAATTCTTTACGAACTCCCAAGAGATCAAGTACGTTCTTGGTAAGATAAAGGAGATGGACAAGTTCCCTAGGAAAGTGACGATGCGAGCCTCCGGGAACAGGTATTATCTCGAATGACGGAATGAGGGTCGATCATCCCTAGGTGGTGCTGGTTGGCGGTAACGCGGACAACAGGTCGAATGCAGGCCTCGCTAACGTGAATACGAATAATGCGCCTTCCGATGCGAATCGTAACATCGGTTCACGCCTATACTTTTAGAGAGGGGAAAAGATATTTAGATAACAAACAGGGATGGTGGCCTCGCCTCTTGGCGAAAAAAGTCTCCCCATATAAAGGGTGTTGGTAGGGAAACCGAAGACTCCCTATGATAAAAAGCAAATTAATGACAATAAAATGAAGAGAATAGGGAATTTATTTGATAAGATAGCGAATATGGACAACTTGATACTTGCGGACATGAAAGCCCGAAGGGGAAAGAAGGATTCATACGGCATAAGGTTGTTCGACAAGGACAAAGAGGGTAATCTAAGCCGTTTACTAAAGTCTCTGCTGGATGGCACGTTCAAGACTTCCAAGTACCGGACTGATACCATCTATGAGCCAAAAGAAAGGATCATCTTCAAGCTCCCTTATTATCCGGACAGGATATTGCATCATGCCATAATGAACGTCATGGAACCTATATGGGTTTCCGTGTTCACGGCTGATACGACATCATGTATCAAGGGAAGAGGAATAACGGAGGCGTATAAGAGGACAAGACGGGCTTTGTCCGATCGTGAATCCGTCTATTGCCTCAAGGTTGATATCCGCAAATTCTATCCGTCAATAGACCATGAGGTGTTGAAAGGCATCGCTCGGAAGAAGATCAAGGACGATCGCTTGCTTATGTTGTTGGATGAGATCATCGATTCCGCTCCCGGCGTTCCGATCGGGAACTATCTTAGCCAATATCTTGCGAATCTTTATCTCGCCTATCTGGATCACGAGATAAAGGAGATTATAGATATAAGGCATTATATCAGATACGCGGATGACATGACTTTTTTCCATCATGATAAGTGTTTCTTGAGAAACGTATTACTTCCGTGGCTTATCGATAGATTGGCCGTGTTGAAGTTGGAGCTGAAAGGGAATTACCAGATATTTAAGATCGCTGAGAGAAGATCGGATAAAAGCGGCCGTGGTGTAGATTTCGTGGGTTTCGTATTTTACAAGGAGCATATACGGATAAGGAAGAGGACTAAGCAAAATCTATGTCGTGCGGCGGCTAGATTGAATAAAGTCCCGAATATATCCTTAACGGAATACAAGGCAGGTCTAGCCGGTTGGCTGGGCTGGATATATGATAGCGATAGCAAGCATTTAGCTAAGAAAATTTTAAAACCAGAGTTTTATGAAGCGATCATGGAGCGACACAATGCCGCCTAGAATAGAGCGGGACGGTGACGGTTCCTACCTGTACCGGTGGGACGTTAGAGAGGAGACAAGGGAGATGGGTGACGATATGGCCCCCGTAATCTCCTATAGTTACAACGAGGTCAGGGTATGGCCCACGTTGACGGCCAACAAGATATTGGAGGCCTGTATCAACGCCCTATGGGACAAGGACGTGGAGCAAAAGAAGCTGAACGACTACAACGCCGCCCAGCTAGGCATATTGGACTTGTCATACGTGGAGTCTTATAAGACGTTCCTTAACGAGAGGAAGGCGTTGAAAGACCGTGTGGATAGCGATTTCGCCGAGTGGGAGGCGGCGAGAGAGGAGGAGAGCATAGTGGTTTTATAACTAAATAAAAAAAAGGATCGGAAGAATGGAATTTTTTAAAATGATTTGCAGTATGAGGGAGCTACTGACTGTAGTCGTGTTTGAGATGTTCATCGTTATGGTGGCGATGGGGTGGGATTTCGCCTCGGGTTATTACAAGGCTAAATTGAGGGGCGAGGAGCGTAATTCATACGGCATGCGTAGGACGGTCAGCAAGTTCATACTTTACGCTGGTAGCGTATGTATAGCGTGCGGGATAGACTCGGTTTGCTACGTGTGCCGGTTCTGGGAATTTATCCATCTGCCTTTCTTGACCAATGTCCCGGTCGTATCCTCGATAGTGACCGTATTTATCTTGATAACGGAGGTTCGGTCTATCTGGGAGAAGGCTGACGCCAAACAAAGGAGGCAGGCGAGTAAGACAGCCGACATGATCGGTAAGGTTGTAACGCAAAAGGTTTTGGAGGACGCTTTGACAAACGCTTTATCCAATGCCATGAATAAAAAGAAGAAAGGAGAGTAAAATATGGGGAAAAATAATTTACCTCGTGGGTATAGAAACGCAAACCCGGGAAACATCCGGATCAACGGAGACTTGTTCCAAGGGGAGATACGACCAAGCAAAGACAAGTCGTTCAAACAGTTTGAGACGATGGCGTATGGCTATCGGGCGATCTTTAAGATCCTGTCGAACTACTATCGAAACTATAAACTTGACACGATCCGCAAGATGATAGGAAGATGGGCGCCTGAAAATGAGAATGAAACGGATGCCTACGTTAAGGCCGTGTCCGATTACGCCGGGATACCGGCTGACGATCCTGTAAATATCAACGATCGTGAGCAGATGATCCGTATTGTCGCTGGTATGAGTCGGATCGAGAACGGTAGGGAGGCTGAAATGTCGGACGTTATAGCTGGGTGGAACTTGCTATGAGAATATGGTATGTCATATTGTTATGCCTTTTCTGTGCCTGTGGAACCTCCAAGAAATCCACGGATACGGAGAGGCATGCCACTACAAGTGTCAGTCTATCGGATAGTATCTTCAAAAAAGACAGCCTTTCGGCCATAGAGCGGATATTATCTAACGAGAGATTGAGCGCCCGGATCTTGGTCGTGGAGTGGTCTTCTCCAGACAGCGTGGGGAACCTGTATCCTGTCAAGACATCCGATATAACCATAGGAAAGGAGCGAGAGGAATCAGGCGAGAAGATCGTTTCGTCCGGATCTGATATGACAGAGATGAGGACGGATAACAAGGTGGTCGTCTCCGATGAGAGAGAAACGATAAACGTGGACAAGGAAACGAGGCTTATCCATCCTAGGGTATGGTGGTATTTGTTGGTAGGAGGAATGATTGCGGCCATGTTATGGTGGATCATTAATAAGAGAGGGTGATTTAATATTGATACATAGTGTTATCCAATGACTCCGTGAGGACGAGTTGGCGGGGAGATAAAGAAAGAATCTCCCCACGAATTAAAACGGATCGGAAGTTTGTTTTAATTATCGCTGCACGACGGGAGAGATTCTTTATTTCTTCTGCCGTGCATTTTTTGTGCCCGGCTTTGATAGTAAAACAAACCACGAAATAAAAAGTTTATGAATAAGGTGGAAATTTTTTACAAAAAAGTGATAGAGGCTGTCTGCAAGGAGTGCGGAACCGATCCGGTAATGATGTTTAGCAACAACAAGGAGAGGAACGTTGACGCTAGGGGAGTGGCTATAACCATACTGGCCGATCGCAAGTTGAGCGACAATATCATATCCGATCTGACGGGAATGACGAGGCAAGCCGTGAACCGGATGCGTAACTTGTACCCGGACAGGATAAGGAGGAGTTACTATCTGAGAAGAACGGTGGAGAGCGTGAAAGAGGAGCTATCCGGTACGGTCTGAGGGTGCGTTATGTTGTAAGGCATGTGATTTGTCTATGAAAAAATTTTCATATAACAAAATTTTATGCGACATTTGCGGAATAAAAGGTGATTTTTATAGCCTCGTCAAGTAACCAGCCTTGGCTGAGGCTTTACTTTTAACACCTTATATCTTAAAAAATGTATATTCTAAATAGATCATGAAAAAATATGACAGCGATCGTAGGAGTTTTAAATAAACATGCTGTAGCTATTGCGGCGGATAGCGCAATTACTACAACGGGTCTATCTAGACGAAAGGTCTTTAATCGGGGGAATAAAATATTCACGTTGTCTAAATTTCATCCAGTAGGCGTTATGATTTATAATAACGCTGCATTAGAGGGAGTGCCTTGGGATGTTATAATTAAACTTTATAGAAGGTCTTTGGGAGATAAATCTTTTCCAAAATTGGAGGATTATAAAAAAGATTTCATAAGATTTATCTATAAAAAGAATTTTTTTATAGATAAATCAATTCAGTTAAGCTATTTAAGTGCGTCTGTTCAGTTTATCATTACTAATCTTATCGGGAATGAGGCTGGTCGATTGTGTGGAGGTATAAGGGATGACAATCATGATGATTTTTTGTCACAGATGAAAAGATTAATGAGACAGTATTCTGATTTATATTCTTCCACAAAACAATGTGAGTCTCTAAGTGGTTATAAGATTGATGATTTCGTTAAGTATTCATCAAAAGTTTTTGATGACCTAATCAATTCTCTAAATCAGATATCTCCAGATAAGGAATTTAGGGAATATGCGGAGACTCTTATTTTCAATATGATAAAATCAGAGCATGATAATCTCCCTTTTACAGGTATAGTTTTTGTTGGTTATGGTGAAGATGATATATATCCTAAATTGGATCCTGTTAATATTTCATTGGTCATAGACAACAAGCTTCGATATTATGATGATATAAATAATTCTGTTGAGATATCGGATAAAAATTCATCTGCGATTCAGCCTTTCGCTCAAACTGATGTTATGGATACAGTTTTACTAGGTATCGATCCCAAATTAGAAAAGTTGTTTATTGAAAATTTTAAAAAGACGATAACTAAATATGGAAACATGATCGCAGAAGGTGTAGATAGAATTGATCCTCAAATGGCCGCCAAGATACGGGACTTGGATATAAGCGGAGTTGTCAATGAATTTAGAATATTGAATAGGGAATTGAAAAGAAAGCAATATATTATACCTCTAGTAAGGGCTATCTCTTCTTTAGAGAAAGAAGATTTAATAGATGTGGCAGAAAGTTTGATATCATTGACTTCCTTAAAAAGAAGGATGACCTTTGAGGAAGAGAGTGTGGGCGGTCCGGTAGATGTGGCTGTTATTTCTAAGGGGGACGGATTTATTTGGATAAAAAGAAAACATTATTTTGACCCGAATTTAAATGATCATTTTTTTAAAAACTATTATAGATAATACATATGGGAACGTTATTACAGTCTGATGCAGGTTATTTGTTCGCTCTTGATAATGATGTTATCATGAATGAACCTAATGAATTGGATGCCTATATAAAATCAAAAAGGATCCAAGAATGTAAAGATTCATTAGAGGATGGTATGAGCCTTGATGAAATATCGGAGGTCGTTTCCAATAGGTTAGTTGATCTTATAAAAAAACAATTAACAAGGGAATAGTATTCTATATTTCTTTATAACAAAAAAGCGTCGTCAACACAAATTGGCGGCGCTTTTTTTGTCTCATCCCCTTCCGCAAAGAACTAGCAACAACCTCGCAACAAGCTAGCAAGGAGATATTTATTTAGCAAAGCCCTTCTCATGATTTTTGTCGTGTCCGGTAATGGTGCCGGATTAACGACAAAAATTAAAGATAATGGATAGAAATTATTTTATCGGTACTCCCGAAGGAGGTAATTCCGGTGGAAGTAAGTTTGACATCATGGCCTTTCTCCCGAGTTTGATGGGTGGCGGTGGAAAATCATTGGACCCCAATTTGGTAGCGGCTTTGATGAACAATAAGGGCAATCAAGACGCTTGGGGCGGTGGTGGTTGCTGGTGGATTTGGATCATCCTCCTGTTCTTCGTATGGGGAGGCTGGGGTGGCAACGGCTTCGGCAACAACGGGGCTAACGGATTACCGGCTCAATTGAACAATGACGCAGGGCGTGAATTGTTGATGAACGCTATCCAAGGAAACGGAACGGCTATCAGCCAATTGTCATCTTCCTTGAATTGCTCTACCCAGCAATTACAAAACGCTATCTGCCAGATCCAAGGACAGATCCAGAGCGTGGGTAACCAAGTAGGCATGAGTTCCCAACAAATCATTAACGCCGTCCAAAGTGGTAACAATCAATTATTGAGCCAGATCGCCGAGTGCTGCTGCACGGTTAACAACAACATCACTAAGATGGGCTACGAGAACCAATTGGCTAGCTGCAACCAGACAAACACGCTGGTGAATACGATGAACAACAACACGTTGACTCTCCGTGACTCAGGTCTGCAGAACACCCGTGATATCATCAACGAGGTTCGTGATTTCAAGAACTTGTATCAACAAGACAAGATGGATCGCTTGACGGCGGAGAACCTAGCCTTGAAAGGACAGATCTCCCAAAGCAACCAGAACGCCTATTTCGCCGCTACTCTACAGGCGCAGACCGCCCCTCTAGGTAACGCCTTGGGTGATTTGAGCTCAAGATTGGCCAAGATCGAGTGTAACCAGCCGGAGGTGGCAAAGGTTCCTTACTCCCCCGTGGTAGGCATACCCACTTGCGTGGCCGCCCAGTACGGATTAGGCCTAGGTCTCGGTAGCTGGGGAAACTTCGGCAACGGATGGGGATAATGAGTTAATAACCTAAAAATAAAGAGTTATGGCATTCATTAGTCCTTTCATAATGGCGAACAAGAACGGTATCCCACGTTTGGAGAGCACGGGCGTTACGGTCGGGACGACCAACGTTCGTTTCTCCTTCCGCAGTCACCCGTTCCTGTCAGCCCCGTTTAGCGGGTTGATCTTGTTCCGTCTGGCCCAGCCTATCCCGGCTGGTACTACCGGGACGTTGCCGGTAGTGTTTGACACGAACGGCTCCACGCAGGCGCTAACGACCATTAACGGCGCAGATGTCACGGCATCCGATATAACCGGCACCGGAATCTACTTGTGTTACTATGAGTCGGGCAATAATACGCTCCAGATAATGACGGGAGTGGTGTGATAGAGTATCAACGAGAGACCGGAGCGATCCGGCTCTCATAAAAACCAATAAATATGTTCAAGAATCAGAGACAAGGGAATCCTTTATATATCCTTCATAAGGGGAATACGCCGTTTTGTGAGGTTGGAAGCATAGTCAGCGTGTCCCCTCCGAGACCGGAGAATCCAAATTTCAATATGTATGGTCCGCAAGCTAAAATCGTGGTGGACATAAAGGCCAAGGTAGGTGAGGACAACGTCAGCTTCTCCAACGTCTTGTCCGACGTTACCATTACGGATTACCCCACTACAAACGGGGAGAAACTGGTTGTGTCATGCGATCTAGGTGCCCTGAATACGGAGATCAACGCCATGATGCAGCAAAGCCGACAGGCACTTGACAGCATCGATTACCATAAATCCGTGATTGAGGGGTGCGAGAAGATGCTGGTAATACTGAACCCTGAGTTTGCCCGGGAGAAGGAGAGGGAGAGTGAGATCGCTAACATGAGAAACGAGATGTCCGATCTGAAGGAGGCTAACGCAAGGTTGGTTGCCATGATGGAGCAACTTGTCGGTTCCGTGAACGGTAATAATAACAAGAATAAAAAAACAGAGTGATATGGGAACATATAGCAGAAAACTGAGAGAGCTGATCGAGGAATTCGACGCCATGGAAGACGAGGATATGTTGGAACTGGCGAAGGAGGCCTATAAGCTTGGCTGTAAGGAAGGAAAGCGGAAGGCCATGGAAGGCTATGGCAACCGTATGGAGGAAGACGATGACGATGAGTTCGAGGACGACGACGAGTTCCGTGAGATGTGGGAACGTGGCGGCTACGGCAACCGTGGCGGCGGTCGTGGATCATCTGGGGGAGGCTATGGCAATCGCCGTGGGGTACCGGGCACCGGACGCTACTCGAGACGATATCGTAGATAACCATGAGGGGGGGACCGGTTTCCCCCTCCTAAAAAACAGAGGAATATGAGACTAGATATGTATGATGATTTCCCTTCCGGCATGCGATCCTACCTGAAGGCGTATGGCTGGCATTTCTCCAAGGCCATGTGCGATTGGGGCGTATCCATGATGGAGAAGGAGGACGGAAACGGGAAGAAGGTCAAGATAACCCCTTTCACGAAGGAACAGGTGGATGAGATGCTGAAGAAGTATAGCGTGGACGTGAAGAAAAAGGGTGGATACGATTATGTTTACGCCGCCAACATGTGCAAGGCCGATTACCTTGGCTCCTCCGTGCCTAACGAGCAGTACGCCGCTCTTTATGTCAAGAACGTCTGCGACGATCCGGACGCTTACGACGGGATAGTGTTCACCCGGTTCTACGCTGATTGCATCGGGTCCGGCACGCCTATAATATGGGAGGAGATGATGTGATGGGAGGCTGGGGCTACATACTGAGGATCTTGAAGGGAGAGTCCCCCAAGGACGTGCTGGCGAGTATGCCGGAGAAGGATTTTGACAAGGTATCCGAGGTGGTGGGCAATCTCAAGGCAACCAATCTCACCCGGCAACAAAGGAGGAGGATAGAGCGGGAGTTCAAGACGGTAAGGAGATGATACGACGGGATTACCATATCAAGAGATACGATTGGGTGATCCACGTGCTGTATAACGTCACCTGCTCGAGGACATCCGATATCATAGCCCTATTGAGGAGGGTCGGTTGCCCGGAAAGCAAGATACGGGAGGCTTATGGCAACGTAGGCTCCTGCAAGTTGGACGTGGGACTGACTTATTCAAATTACCGGCGAAGGGAATCCGTCATGGTGATAGGCCGGACCTCGTCTTACAGGGAGTTCTCCAATTCGTTGTTCCACGAGTGCCGGCACTTGACGGATCATATGTCCTTGGCCTTAGATATGGAGATCGGAGGGGAGCCTATCGCTTACTTGGCTGGCGATATAGGAGCCTTGATGTCCGATGAGATAAGGATGTTCATCTGCGATTGCCATCGTCACAGGAACGATATAAACGATGAGTTATGGGAAAGAAAAAAGAAGATAAAAAGAAAAAGGAATCCGTAAGACGGGAGATAGACCGCCTCACGGATTCCTTGGATTTCGAGCCTGTCAACTTCTATGAAGTGATGGCTCGGATACGGCACTTGATGTGCCTATTATAATGAATCTATCATTCCACATAGATAACCATCAAGGAAGTTCCTCAATGACGGATTTAAGAGATATGGGATCGTCTTCCCACGTTAAGTATTTACCTGTTAATTTATAAATACTGCCTTTTGGAAATACGATCGCCGAGTTGTGATCCTCGACGGAAAAATATTCCTCGTCATGCGCCGATCTCTCGTCCGTCCATACCTCTCCTTGCCGCACTGGGAAGTTATCAAGAATAACCTCGTCACCATTCTTGTTTACGGCCAAGAATACTATTGTTTGCTTGCCTAACTTCATATTCTATTTCTTCAAAACATTCATGTAGTGGCTTAAATTGTAAGCCATGTTTTTGGGGATTTGTCAACAGTTCCTTGTAGGCGTTGACTGTTTCAGGTGATAATACCATTTCGTACTTTATATTCTTAGCTGTTAGTTATTCTTTGAAATCCAGTTATCAGTATCACAGTGAAAGCAATATCCGGTTTTAGGATGCTCCGCACCGTCTTTAGCTCCACAGGTTCCACAATAATACTCCTTGTCATATTCCGGAGAAAGACCTTTATTCCGTTCTTTGATAACGGCTTTTCTTTCTTCAAGCATCATCATTTTATCGGGATTACGACTCAAATAAAACTTTCTGACTTTCCGTATTTGTTTCTCAAACAGATCGTCAGATTCGGCAATTTGTTTCGATGTATATTTGCTCATGATTCGTTATTTCTTAATGTTGTACTAACTCTAACTCTGATTCAAAAAATTCCTCGAAATACATTTTCCCGTTAGGATAATGGAGCATAACACAATAAAGGTTTTCTTCACGTACCCCATCTTTGGTTTTAACTAAAGACTTTTCTTCCACGACTTCAGCGATAACGCCGACTTCCGACTTATGCCTTTCGTTCGTACACCACACATGTTGTTTTATTTTATATTTTGTTGCCATATTCGTTGTTTTTTAATTATAAGCCTTCATAGTAGGCTCGGTTAATACTATTCCTCTAGATCGGGTATAGGCATCCACATATCACATTCATAATCTCCGTAATCTTCAAACTCAAAATTCCCGGATGTTGCGACACGTGGAGGTTTCCCGGCTTCAACAACTATATAACCACTAACTATTGCTCCATTTGATACCATCCTGCAAAGAACCATCTCATTTTCTTTAGGTAATCTTTCTTTAATGCTTACCCACGGGGATTGCTTTGCCAGCCATTCGGCACCTGCTTTGAAGTCCTCACGACAATTATCTTTGCGAAGCACATAGTCATCCGCATCCACTTCTTTGAGAACATTCTTGCGAAAACTCGTTTTTCTTATGGCGTAATCCTTTGCCGCTTCTTCTACTGTCTGTCTCATATCAATCTTGCTCATATTTATTTTCTTTTTTAATTAAACCTATCACATATTCGCATCCTGCTTCAAACCCCTTGTTATATCCCATACTATCACGGCCCTTGAAATAAAAAGAACCTAAGCATAACATAAATCCTATTATCATCAATATGAGTCCTAGGCCGAAGAAGGGTTGGGAAAAAGATATATGGAAAGGCTTAAACTGTATTGTCATTCCGGAGGATAATATGAATATTACTGAAAGCATAATGACTGCGGGTAGTATTGCCTTAATCATTTGATCCTCCTTTCCTCAATTCCTCTATCAGTGCATCGGCAAAAGCTACGGCATATTCTGCTTGTGTTTTAAAAGTGCCTTCATAGACTTCTCTGCTTGAATTACTAAGAAACGCTGCCATCATTTCTTTTGCAATCTCATATCTACGATATTCCCAATCGATGGTATTATACGTTGCTTTCATGATTACCTCCTTTCAGTAGTTCGGGATTGTCATAAACATTACCTATTACTTTAATTTCTCTTTTATAATCAGTCCACCAGCAAGGACTAACTTGATGCCAATAACGAGTTTTAAGATCACAGTCCAAATCTGTAAGATTAGCCAAGCAATAACTCGCCCATTCATCTATGTACCTAATCAATTTAGGATATTTGCCATTCACGCTGATAATGTCCCCCTCGTAAATCTCCTTTTCGCTCTTGTCTTTTAGGCCTGTGAACTGGCCTACGGTGTCGGGATCCACGTCATGGTTTAGCTCGTTCCCTAACTCGTCGAACCCTATTATCGAGGTGCATCCGCTCGGATAGGTTATCAATGACCCATAACGCCACGGATTATCGTTCTCAATGTCTTTCCCCCTGAATTTAATCTCACGCATTTTGTACTCCTTTCTTTAAAATATCCTCACAAGCTCTACTATCGCACCTTACCGGCTTTTGATGGAAGGCGCACCAAGCTTCCCCGTTTGCGTCTTCATTCTCGATAAGTCGGCAATCGCCGCATTTAACCGATAGGAATTTCTTATTCAAGTGCCCTTCTCTGATAAGCCATTCGATAGCGTCAACCACATTGTCCATCAGGTTCTCTTTGTCGAAGGATTTTGCGCAATTGTAAGTATTGTCACCTTCCCCGTCCTTGATCCAGTCCGATGCGTACATTAACTCAACGAAATTTCCGGATAGGTAATAAACCATCCCGTCAATATCATCTTGGTATGATTTAGGCATCATGTCTATCAGCTTGGATAGAGACCAAGCCGGGAATGCCATATCTTGACCCACGTGCCCTTCAATCCTTCTATATTCAAATGCGACCGGACATTCGAACTCGTCAAGATACATGTCCGCCGTCTTCGGGTTCACCCCGGCCTCTAATAGCCGGTGGGATTGTTCTTTATTCGTGCAAATTTGATTCATGATTGTTTATTTAATTGTTAAATCGGTCATTGAACATTATTTTCTTCATGCTTTATTTCTCCTTCTTGTTGATCGCCTCATGAAGCGAATTATACACCCGGGCGAATATTTTTCTTTGCTCTTTGTCTTTTAATGAGTCCGCAAACTTGTGCATGACCATCTTCTTCTTGTTATCCCAGATTATCCGTGCCTTATCCACGCCGTCAACAAACAATATATGCGGATATTTACCCCATTGTATCAATATGCCATTATCGATAAGATCTGTGATCTCCTTTGGCATTAGCTCCTTATTACGGGCCATGCCTATGAGCTTACTTTCCTCTCGCTCTATGGCCGACTTGGTTTTGTCTATCTCCTTTTGGAGATTGGATATAGCGTTGTTCTGCCTATCCCATCTTCGCATAGTGGCCGGGCCGTTCCTCTTATCGTTAAGAGGTTGCCCGTTAGCGGAGGCTACATCCCCAAAGTGTTCGTTGATCTTTTTGTCTAATTTATCCTCTTTCTTTTTAAGAGAGGATTTTAGTATCTTTAGTCTACTCATATTTATCCTCCTTCACCTCTAAAAATATTACATCTTGATTGTCTTCTCTTTGGAGATCCAAACAAGCCATATTCCCACATTCTCCTTTAGGTCTGCTAAAGAAATAGCAGTCAATGCAAAGACCCTCGCAAACCTTTAGATTAACCTTCCCTTGACGGAACGTCTCGCCTATAGCGTATTCTTTAGCCATATTTACCCCTCCTGTATTATGACATCCCCATCCTTATCCGTGAACACGTCC